TGATAAAATCTATGTAAAAAGAAACATTGCTCTTACACCAGAACAACTAAAAGTATATCAACAAATGAAGACTACAGCGCTTGCTATCTTAAATGGTAAACAAGTTACGAGTGTCACTGTTCTAACTCAGTTAATGCGTTTACATCAGATAACTTGTGGACACTTTACAGCTGATGATGGTAGCACTCAGATTATTAAAAATAATAGAATATCAGAACTTATGAATGTTCTTGAAGAAATAGAAGGTAAGGCTATTATCTGGGCTAACTATCAGCATGATATAGTGCAAATACAAAAAGCTATAACAAAAGAATATGATAAAGATTATGCTGTCACTTACTATGGACTAACACCACAAGATGAAAGACAAGAAAATATTAAAAAGTTTCAAAACGATCCTAACTGTAGATTCTTGATAGGCACACCACAAACTGGTGGTTATGGTATCACTCTTACTGCTGCAAATACTGTCATATATTATTCTAATGGTTATGATCTAGAGAAAAGATTACAATCAGAAGATAGAGCTCATCGTATAGGTCAAAAGAAAGCTGTGACTTATGTTGATTTAATTACAGAAAAAACCGTAGATGAAAAGATTG